CCGGAGCTCGCTGCGCTCGCGTCGCCGGACGCGGTCGCAGACCCGCTCACGGAGGAGGACGCTGCAGCGCCGGCAGCCGCCACGCCCGAGGCGGTCGAGGTGCCCGACGCCGAGCCGCTGGTCTCGGTCAGCTCCCGGATCCGCACGAACACGGTCGCACCCGCCGGGCTGGCGCCAGCCACCACGACGGTGTCGGTCGCGGTCTCGGCCGGCGCCGCTGAGCTGGTGCCCGAGGAGGCCGTGCGGTCGAAGCAGGCGAGCAGACAGTCGTCGCCCTGGGTCGTGCCGGCCGAGCCGCGCGCATTCAGGGTCCCGAAGGTGACGCCGGTCTGGGTGAGCGCGTTGGCGGAGAAGCTGGAGTCGTTGGTGTTGACGCCGCGGAACCAGGCCAGTACATCGCCCGCCTTCACGCCAGGATCGGCCGCGCCCGTCGTCGACCAGGTCGTGTTGACCGTCGTGTCGCTGCCCGTCGTCGCGGCGATGTCGAAGGTGAGCCCGGCCTTGGTGTAGGTCACGATGCGAGCGATCACGCTGTTGCCGCCCGATACGGTGACCGTCATCGTCCCGGTCTCGCTGCCGGTACAGCTCTTCCAGTACACCGACGTCGTCACGTTGCCGGAGTCGACGCCGCTGGCGCCCGCTCCGGCTGTCACCTGCGCCAGCAGAGCGAAGCCGCTATCCGACAGGGAGCTGGGGCCGACGTACTTGCTGCAGACGACGCAGAGCGCCAGGTCGCCGGCCGAGACCGCCGGCCAGGTGATTCCGGCCGAGCCGGTGCCGACCGCCGCGGCGCTGATCGCTCCGAAGGCGGCCGACACGATCCCTCCTCAGTCCTCCGTGACCGTCGAGGTCGACTTGATGGTCGGCGTGATGCCGTTACCCGTGGGGATGTTGGGCGACAGCGCGCCGGAGTAGAGCAGCTTCCCCGCCCCGCTCGAGTCGGTGCCGATGCCGAAGTGCGTTGCCGTCACGATCGAGCCCGAGCTGCCCGTCACGAAGCTCTGGTCGGCCGCCGGCGAGATGGAGCTGCCCGTTCGCGTCCAGCCGGAGCCCGAGCGCGCGACCGCCTTGCGCGCGTAGGAGCCGTACCCGACCTCGCTGTCGTCCTGGTCACCGGTCTCGCCCGGATCTGCGGTGTGCAGCGACAGGTACAGCGAGCCGGCCGTCGAGCTGCCGCGCAGGCCGGTCGCGTCGCCGATGCTCGCGGCGTTGGTGTTGAGGAAGAGCAGGTCGAGCAGCGCCTGCTCCCACGTGTCGGCCTTGCCGCTCATCGTCGCGCCTCCCGGATCCCGGCGATGAGGTAGCTGCGCGAGGCCGTGCGCCAGTCCGCGAAGCCCGTCGCCCGCGCCTGATCGCGCAGGTAGTCGTCATCGTGGAGCGGGACGCCAGGCGCTCTCCAGGCGGCCAGATGATCGGCCTTGCCCTCGAGCCACTCAACCGACAACGCGTGGTCGGTCTCGAGCAGCGCCAGCGTGAGCTGATCGACCTCGAGCTCCACGGTCGTCGGCGAGAAGTCGAGGCGCGCGCGCCGGTGCTTTGGGATGCCGTAGTTCGTTTTGACCCGGACCTTCATGCTGGTCTCCTCTTCTCAGAAGCCTCGTCGCGTCAGGTCGTCGCTCACGAGCGCCGCCTCCGGCCCGCGCCAGACCGCGAAGTCGTACAGGTACCCCTCCCAGGCGTGCGCCGAGGCGGAGTTGACCCCGATCCCCTCGTGCTGCGTGTGCTGGAACGTGCCGGCCCCGAAGAGGGTTGCCGCCGCGACGATGGAGCGACTGTCCTCGTACGGCGTGAGCCAGTACGCCTCGCCGAGCGACTTGAGCACCTTGATGCGCAGCAGCGTAGGCCCGATCGTCGTGTAGTCGACTGCGCTCTCGCACGCGGTGCTCGCCGCCCACATCTTGAGCTTGCCGGTGTTCATCGTGCGCATGTTGAGCCCGTCGGTGCCGCCACCTCCGAGCATCGCGAGGTACGCGTTGGAGTTGGTCTTGCCGGTGATGTCGAGGACGAGGTCGAGGCAGTAGTCCTCGAGCGTCGCGTCGATGTAGTGGTCGGGGTCGTTGAAGCTGAGGATCTGCCCGACGGCGCCGGCGAACTGGATGCCGCAGCGGTGCCAGTCGCCGCCGATCGAGAGCGTGCCCGAGCCGGTGTCTGCGAAGTTGATCGCCGTCCCGGCCATGGCGTTGGACAGCGACTCGGCCAGCTTCCAAGTGTCGTTGTCGATCCGGATGAACCAGAACGGCCCCGCGGTCCGGCCTGCTGAGCCGCCTGTCGGCGTCCAGGTCGGCGTCGTGCCGCCGCTGGTGAGATAGAGCGGGCCGAGCCCCGTCGCGTAGCCGTGCGCGACACGGGTGAAGATGTCGGTGGCCGAGCTGAAGGACGTGATCGCGAAGCCGGGGTAGGTGCGACGCTGGCGGAGCACCGGCAGATCGTCCGGCTCGGTGTTCGCGATCATCGTGAGATGCCGCGGCGCGCGTCGGTCGAGCGAGTAGATGGTTCGCCGGTCGGCGCGCTCGAGCCAGATCGTCCCCGAGCCCGCCGAGCTGATGTCGATCGCGCTGCCAGCCAGGGCGTTCGCTGCCGAGGTCGCGAGCGCGAGCGTGTTCTTCCCCGAGCCGCGAATGAGGTAGTAGTCGGTCGCGCTCGACGTGTTGCCTGGCACCGTCGTCGAGGCGCGGATGCGGAAGGGCCCTTCGCCGGTCTGATGCCCGTGCGGCAGCGTCGTGGTGAGCGTGTTGGCCCCCGCATCGACCGACGTGATCGTGATCTTGGCGAGCGACTCCTGGCAGGCGTACCACTGCGAGGGCACCGGCTCGTTGATCGCGCGCCACTGCTCGGCGGTGTAGGGCAGGATCCGCCCAGCGAGGCCCGGCTTGCCGGGACCGTCGTGCGGGTCGAGTAGATCGACGCGCGTTCCTGTGCCCGGGTAGATCGACGAGCCGCGCACGTCCTGCGGGTACATCCCGGTGAACATGCCGTGCCGGTACGGGGTCTCGAAGTCGGCGCCGGTTACCTTGAAGCCACCGCGCTGCGCCGAGTGCGCCTTGTACAGGCACAGCTCGACGGGCGCGGAGACCAGCCCGTACTGCCCGCCCTCGATCGTCGTGTGCCCGGTGCCCTCGTCCACCAGAATCTCGCCGTCGGCGGCCAGGTCGGTGTTCGAGGTCCACTTGCAGCGCGACCAGCTCACCTCGGCAACCGACACAGCCGAGCCCGGCGCGCGAATCTTGGCCAGGCGCGCCGAGCCCTCGTGCGTAACGCCGAACATCGCGATGCACCCGTTGGCGCTGTCGAGCCAGTAGTCGCACACGCCGTGCTGCATGACCTCGCCGCCGACCATCCGGGTCGTCCCGCCCTTGCGCGCGATCGAGGTCCAGGTGTCGCCGACGGGATCCTCGGTACCCTCGCGCGCGTCGCCGGGCAGGATCCCGAACACGATGCCAAAGAGACCCGAGCCGCCGTTGACCTCGCCGCGCAGCACGAGCTTCTCGAACCAGTGCGAGGTCGAGGCTTGCCCTTCCAGTCGGCAGCCGGCGCGCGTGTAGCCATCAGCGGTGAGACGCTGCCAAAAATGATGGTCGTTTTTCCCGCCCCCGAACGTCGCCAGGTAGATCACGAAGGCGTCGGGGGCGCGCCCGAGTGCCGAGACCCGGATGTCGCCGAGCGTGTTCTGCGAGCTGCGGTTGTTGTTCTTGTAGATGAGCCCCGGGTCCGCGGGATCGGTCTCGTCGTCCTGGAAGCGGATCACCTCCAGGCACGAGACGGTTCCCACCAGCGGCGCATCGACGGTGAAGGTGAAGTCGCGCCAGATGCCGTTGGTGCACTGGTCGATGAGCAGAGCCGGCACGTCGTTGGGCGCGCCGCCGGCGCTGTCCCAGTGAAAGTCGGTCTGCCAGATGCCAGCGCCCTCGAAGCGCGGGCCCTCCTGCGACTCCCATAGAAGCTGCGCGGTGAGATTGACCTGCCCGCGCCCCACTCGCACCGTGCCGGCGATGCCGCGCCGCGCGGGCGACAGGAAGGCGAGGATCGCGGCCTGGATGTCCGTGGTGCTCGGCATGTCGATCACCTGGCTCGAGATGGCGCGCAGCCCGCTCGCGGTCGTGATGGTCTGCGTGACAAGGTACGAGCCGGCCAGTACGTACACGTGTGCCGGGTTCTGGATCGTCGAGAAGGACCCATCCCCCCAGTCGTAGAGCCATGACGCGATGGCCTCGTCGGCGACGGAGGTGTCGGCGAGCTCCAGCAGCATGTCGCTGGCGATCGCGGAGAAGGACGCCGTAGGGAGACTCGGCCCGGGGATCTCGACGAGCGAGCTGGGCGAGCCGTCGACGCCGTCGCTGGGGAACGGGAACAGCATGTCACGGGCGATCCCATGTCACGATCACCTGGCCGACGATGCCGACGCCGGTGTACGAGCCGGACGGATCGGCGCTGAGAAAGTAGTGGTGGTCGGCGTCCACCACCTCGTCCACGTCGGGCACCGTTCGCGTGACCCAGCTCGAGCCAGTGGGTACCGTCTGCGGGGTGCCGAGCGTCGAGGCTGATCCGTCCTGCACCTTCTTGACCGAGATGATGCAGGTGTCGCCCGTGTCCTCCTTCATGCGCACAGCGACCGAGACGATCCGCCGACCGACGCGCATCGGGATCGGCACCCGCCACTCGTCGCCGCCGATCAGGATGACGCCCCCGAGCTGCATGTCCCAGGAGCTCGCGGAGCCGCCGAGCCCGCTGTACGGCGAGAGCACCTCGACGCCGTTGCGAGCCTCGTCGTCGATCGCGATGATCTGATCCTGGATGTCGTTGAGGTCGACATGACGCGGCGGGTCGCCGTTCGCGTAGGTGAAGTTTCGACTGGTGGGTAGCGTCACGGTGCATCTCCCAGCGGGGCGTTGTCGCAGCCGTTCTCTGGGTCATCGCAGAGGACCGCTCTCGTCGTCGTTGCACCGCCGATGGTGTGCTCGGGCTTGATGCGCGCGACGAGCAGCCGTGCGCCCTCGAGGTCGTAGGTACCGCCCAGACCCGGGTCGCGGTACGCCCACCAGTTGACGCGCTGGTGGCTGTTTGGCGTGTGGAGCAGGAGGTCGTCGAAGTCCGCCTCGAGGTCGTCGCTCGCGTTGACCGCCGGCGCCACGGCGGCGAAGCCCGCCCACATCGGGATCCCGATGGCCGGAGCGATGGTCTCGGGCGTGGCGGCGATTGCCGCTGCCTCGTCGTCGCCCCACTGCACCTCCATCGTCGCGTCGCTCAGCACGCGCACGCGGACGACCGTCGTCGGATCGACGCCCGCCGCCAGCACCACTGCGGCCCCCAGCACGCCCCCCGCGTAGACGAACCAGACCAGGTCCGGGCCGTCCTCGAGATCGCTCACACCGACGAAGACCCATTCGTCGGTGTCGCGGCGCCCGAGCACCAGGGCTGCGGTCGATCTCTGCCCCGGGTAGGCTGGCGCGTCGCTGCCGCCGGTGAGCGAGATCTTTCCCTTCACGGTCGCGCCGTCGCCTTCGGCCAGAGAGAACAGGTAGAGCCCCGCTCCGGTCGGGTAGCGCAGATCGGTCGTCGCTGCCGTCGCGTTCAACACTCCGCTGCCCACCGTCCAGGTGACGTCGCCATCGATCTGCAGGTGATTGAGCGGCTCGGCCGAGAAGTCGACCGCGACGTCGTTGTCGTACTCGAGAATCTCGATGTCGGCCGCGTCTAGCCCGAAGAGAAGCTCGAGCTGCGTCTTGACGTCGGCGATCGAGAAGCCGAGGTGGGCCCCGAGGAAGGTGACGATGCGGTCGCGCCGGGTCTGTACGTCGTCGCCGGCGCCCGGCGAGTGTCCTGTCACGTGCTCCCACTGCTCGAGCAGCACGCCCCATGCGACGTCGGGCAGAAGGTAGAAGCGCAGGCGGCGCGCAAGCGATTTGGCGTAGCCGAACAGCAGCCCCTCCGCCTTCAGCTCGCGCTGGATCTGCGACTCGGGATCGGTCGAGTAGACGTCGCCCGGCGGCACCAGCGCGCGCATCATGTCCACGCCGGCCGGCTGATCGATCGTCATCCGCTCCCACACCCAGCGGAACTCCTCCGGCGTCACCGCCTCGGCGATGAGCTGACCCGCGTCGAGCGAGCCCTCCCAGTGGTCCTGGTAGGTGACCCCGTCCATCCCCATCCCGATCGACACGTCGGCGGAGGTGGCGCCGCCGCAGTCGAGATCGTGGTCCTGCTCGCCGTCAATCGCGTCGCCGTTGATCTGGTAGCGCACGGCAAGCTGGCCGCTGATCGCCTCGCGCACCCCGGCCAGGAAGACGAAGGCGTCGGCCGGCCAGGTGAACACGGCACCGGCGTCGACCACGTCCGCCCCGGCCTCGGTCTGCCAGTACATCTCGAGACGCACCGAGCGCGTGCTGGCGGTGACCACCGCAACCCGCAGGCCGAAGGTGATGGGGTCCGAACCACCGCCGCGCCCGCGCTGCACCAGTGTGCACAGGTCCCCATCGGACAGGGAGGCGACGTCGAGCGAGCCGAGCCAGAGAAGCGTCACCTCGCGCGGCAGGAGCAGATCGTCAGCGGTGTCCTCGACCAACAACCCCGTCGCCGGCGAGCGCGTGAACGCGCGCCCGAACCCGGTCGGGGTGCCCTCGACGACGGCCGGGCGGGTGAGCCCGCTCGGCACCGTGAGATCGGCCAGATGGCCCGAGACGTCCTGCGGCAGCACCGACTCGGCGCTCTCCGCCAGCGGCCAGGAGGCCACCGCACGCGGGTCGACGAGCTTGCTGATCACGCTGTGTACCTCACCAGCACCGAGCCGGGCACGAGCAGCCCGACCTGGTCGTCGTTGGGGTACGCGTAGGCCGTCGGGGTCACCGTCGCGACCGGTGTGACGATCTCGACGTCGAGCATCCCTTCGGGCGCCTGGACCACCTCGTTCAGGCGCGACAGGCGCAGCGAGTCATCCCAGCCGCGGCCGAATTCGCCCAGCTCAGGGCCGAGCGAGTCGAACAGCGCGATCACGGCGTCGCGCACAGGCACCGTCAGCGGACCCCCGGCATAGACCGCCGAGGCGGCCACCGGGGTCTGCCCGAGTGCGTCCTTCAGCACGACCGCGTCGGTGCTCGAGAGCGCCTCGATGATCATCGGGACGCCAGGGGTGCCCTCCACCACGATGCGATCGCCCACGCGCATCGACGGTGGGCGATCCGTGGTGAAGACCAGCGTTCGCGTGCCCGGCGTCCAGCTGTCCACCTCCATCGGGACGGCCGACGTCCAGTCGGCGGCCCACTGCAGGTCGCTCTCCGGCGTGATGATGAGCTCCACGGCCTGCGTCTGCGCGACGACGGTGAGCGCGCGCGGCGTGCCGCTGGCGACCGGGCGCACCGCCTCCACGTACGCCTCCAGGTCGGCGTTCTCGCCGGCGTCGAGGATGCGCGTGGTGCCGGTGCCGGTCTTGAGCCCCGCGATGTCGATCGAGCCCCGCCCGTTGCGATGACCCCAGACGTAGCCCTCGGCGATGGCGTCGTTCGACTCGACGATCCACTGCACGAAGTCGTTGTGATTGCCGCCCATCGCCGGCTGCGCGAAGCGGCTCAGGTAGCGAGTCCTGAAGGCGCCGAGCTCCTCCTTGTCGGCGCCGCCGACGTCGAGGTCTGCGACCAGGCGCACCTCGCTCTCGAGACCCGCCGGCGGGATCTCCCAGGTGAGAATCTCCCCGGCGACCAGGCGCGTCTCCGGGCCGACGTCGATCGCCACGATTCCGGTGAGCCCCAGCCCGCTGGCGTCGAGTGTGCCCGACTCGCTCGGCCGGAAGCGCAGGCCGCTCTTGTGAACCAGAGTGTCGGTCGTCGCCCAGCTCGAGCCGACCGTGCCGCGCACCTGCCCGGCGTCCTCGGCGGAAGCGGGCGTGGCGCCCTTGCGCGGCGCGCCGACGATCTTGCCCCAGCGCCCGGCCGTCGCCTCGCTGGCGGTGTCCGGCATCGCGTCGCGCAGACTCGCGCGGACGTGCGCATGCAGATCGGTCGCAGCCAGCGCGGGGATGGTGGCGCGCTTGAAGTTGTCCGAGTTGCGCGACCAGTTCTTCTCGGGCAGAAGGTTCGCGCCGACAGCGACCAGCAGCTCGCGGTTGCCCTCGAGGTCGAGGGTTTCGTAGGTCGGGACCTCTTCGTCGTCGGTCGCCATGCCCTACTCCCTGCCCACTCCGGCGATGTCGGCCACCGGGATCGTCGCGCCCTGGATGTCGGTGATGCCGATCGTCTCGATGAGCCGGCCTACGCTCGGCTCCACCTCGACGCTGTACTCGACGTCGCGCGCCTCGCCGGCGGCGACGAACGGCTGCAGCGCGGCGCGCGTGGTCTGCTCAGCGAACGCCAGTGCACCGCGATCGATGTTGCCCTGACGAATCAGGTGACGCTCGCTGCCCGCGGCGGGGTCGCCCACCCAGCGGTTGAGCTGCCCGTTGAGCTGATGATGCACGCCGGTGCGGATGGTCGGCGTCTCGACGTAGCCGCCGGCGCCATCGTCGACGTAGTCGAGCGTCACGGGGTCGATCACGCGGTCGAGCCCCGGCATCTCACTCCCCCCTCAGGACGGAGGTTCCCGCCGGCGTCGGTGCCGCCGCCGGCGCGCCTGCCACGCCCGGCGACCCGCCACCGCCGGTCGTTCCGGTGCACGGATGCGTGTGCGCGTCGAAGTGAGCCTTGAAGGCGTCCAGATCGGCCTTGGTGGCCAGCGAGACCGCCGTGCCGCCAGGACTGCATGCCTCGACGATCCCGTCGCGACAGCGCACCAGCGCGTTCGAGTTGAAGATCGCGGCCTCGTCCTCGCCGAAGCCGCCGATCGCCGCCGCGATGGCGCGCACGAGATCCCAGTCGCGCCCCCCGATCAGCACCGGATGGCCGCTCTCGCCGCCCACCTTCACCACGATGCCCTCGGCGCGTGCACCGGACGCCGGTCGACTGTAGAAGCCGATGCCGCTGAACATCTCCAGCTCGTCGTTCTCCGCGTTGCCGTAGGCGTCCTCGTGCCCGGCCACCTTCCACAGCGCGTCGCTGGCGGTGATGAGCATCCGGCGCACCAGGCCGCGCAGCCGGGTCTCGCCACGCCCGTTGCGCGCTCGCAGGTCTTGCAGCGTCGGTCTCATCGCGCGCGCAACTCCGTGCCGCGGGGCACCAGCTCGAGGTCGGTCATCTCGCCGCCCTCCTTGTCGGAGTAGAAGCGAGCGCGCGTGATGAGGTAGTCGCCCGAGATCCCAGCCTCCTCGTCCTCCCAGCTGCCGATGGTGTCGAAGGCGAAGATCGCCTCCGGGCCCGCCGGCTGCCCGGCCGCGGTGAAGAACTGCTGACCGAAGCCTGGCACCGTGAGCGACAGAGCACGCCCGCCGGCGTCGCGCACCGCCTGCTCGCGCAGCGCGCGGGTCTTGGCCTGCTCGGCGGTGCGGATGTCGTCGTCGCCGATGAGCAGATCCTTCGGGCGCCGGAACTCCTTGCCGGTGCCGTCGACGCTGTCGGGGTTGTTGAGCACCGTGGCGCGGCGCCCGAGCACGTTGCTCGAGTAGTCGGCGGTGTTGCCGCGGCTGGTGCCGACGACGGTGAGGCGCGCGTAGCGCTCGCCGATCGACTCGACGTAGTCGAAGGTCTCGACGCTGGCCTCACGCAGGCGTGCGCTGCCAGGTGCCGGAGCGAAGAAGCGCCACTGCGGCGCCTGGCTGTAGTTGGGACGACCGACGACAAAGTCGCGCCCGTCGGCAGTCGACCAGCCCAGGACGTCGGCCTGCTCGAAGATGGCGTGAAGAACATCGGCGCGCGCCTCGCCCACTGTGACGTTGCGTCGCACGTCCTTCGAGGTCGCCGCCGAGGTGAGTCGGCTGTGCTCGCGCAGCTTCTTGCCGGTGTGGTGCGACAGGTCGAGCAGGGCCGGCTCGCCACCGACGACGGCGCCGCCGGGCCCCTTGATGAGGGTCCGGTTGCGGGCGTTGGACAGAACGACGCTCGCGAACCAGGGCTCGACCACCTTGCGGACGATCGCCTCGACGTCCATGCCCACGAAGTTGAGCAGCGGCGCCGACTCGTCGACCAGGCGCCCGCCCTTGTCGCGCCCCTCGACGCGGATGCTCGAGCCGCCCTTGGAGCCGCTGTGCCCGCGCGTGTCGACGTAGCCGACCAGGACGCGGCGCCCGTCGATGGAGATCTCGACCTCGGCGTCCGTCGCGACCAGAGACCACAGCTCGCGCGTGAAGGGCAGGTCCAGCTGGAAGGTGTCCGCCAGCTCGAGCATGTCGGTCGTCACCTCCCACGCCTCCGCCTTGACGGAGACCGGCTGGCTCGGGTGCAGCGTCCAGCCGACGTCGCGGACGGTGAGATAGACGCCCTTACCTGGCGCGTCCGGCGGGGCGAAGGGGCTCACGCCGCCCTCGCGACTTGGCGCCCGACCTCGCGCGCCTCGAGAAGGATGGTGGTCCCCGGCGGGAGGAGCGACGGGTCGTCGATGTCGTTGAGCCGCTCCACCGCCCCCTGGCGCCGCGCGCCCTCGTTCGCCCCGTAGTACTCGGCGAGCAGCACGCGCAGCGGCAGCGCTCGCGTGAGCGTGAGCGAGACGATCTGCGGCTGGGTCTGGCGCCGCGCGCCGGCGGCCTGTCGCATGCGGAACAGCAGCGTGTGTACGGTGCGCAGGATCGGCATGTTCTCGACCCTGGTGAGCAGCTCGTAGCGCTCCGTCGCAGTGTCGATGAGCGCCGCGAACCCGAGGAGGTCGAGGTTGATATCTCGGATCGGAAGGTCCGGATCGAAGTCCCAGCGATCGAGCAGTGTGCGCGCTTGGGTCGCCAGGTCGGGGTCGTACCCGGCTGCCGCGAGCTGGTCGGTGAGGAGGTCGACGTAGACCGTCGCGCCGGCCAGGCCGCTGCCGAAGGGGTTGGACACGCCTGCGTCGAAGACCGCCGGGGTGTCACCGTCCTCGACGAAGGTCACGTCTACGTAGACGACGTCGGGGTCCTCAGCGTCGTGCGAGGCGGACAGATCCTCGGTCATCGCCTGGTACGCACCCGTGATCGGGTGCACGAACGTGTGGGTGCCGCCCGCCTCGTGCGCGCGCAGGAAGTCGGCGAAGCGCTGGCGCGCCGAGCGCGACGACTGCGTGGTGTCCTCGCCGTCGACGGGGTCACGGTCCCAGAAGATGCAGCGACAGTGCGTGGAGCGCGACGACAGCCCCATGTCCTGCAGCGTGGAGCCGTTCACACGCGGGCGCTCGCGACGCACGACCGAGCGCGGCCAGCTGTCGTCGGCGGTGAGGCAGTCAAACTCCACCCCTGCGTAGGACGCCTGCAGCATGAAGTCCAGCCAGCTGCTCACGGCGCCACCTGGGCCCGCTGGCGCGGGTCGTTGGCGATGCCGGCGCGCAGCGAGCCGCGCTTGTCCACCGCGACCACCACGCTCACCGGTGCCGGCGCGCTCGGCGCGACGACCGGGCTCACGTCGCTGGCGGCGCCGCCGTAGAACCCGGAGGTCAGCCGCTCGCCGGTGCCGAGCCCGCGGTACTTGCCGCGTCCGGCCTCGATGTCCTGGCGCTCCTGGTGCTGCGACGCGGCGATGGCTGCCTTGGCGCCCTTGAGGATGTTCTCGCGCTCGGCGGTGTCGCCGCCGTACTCGATGGTCCCGGCGACGATGCCCGCTGCGATCTTCTCGCGATCGCGGGTGCCGGCGCCCTTCTGCACCCGCTTGTCCTTCGCGAAGCTCTCGAAGGCGTCGAGCGCGTCCTGGTTGGCGACTGCGCCCTCGCCCTGCAGAAACTCGATGTACCCAGGGACGTGCGACAGCGCCTCGGCGAGCTTGCCGGCCACCTCGACGGCCATCTGCAGGAAGGCCACGAACGCCTGGATGCGCTCGGGGGTGAACGCCTCGGCGACGGACTCCTTCAGCGTGTTCATCGCCTTCTCGAGCTTGCCGCTCGTGCTCTCCTGGTACTTCGCGTAGTCCTCGGCGATGTCCTTCGCGTCGCCGGTCTCGTTGGCCAGGCTGCGCCACTCGCCCTTGACCTTTGACAGCTGCAGGTAGGCCTGATAGGCCTCCTTGCGCCCGAGCGCCTTGATGAGCAGCGTGGGGTCCTTCGCGAGCTTCGAGTTGCCGATGCCGTCGACGATCTCCTGCAGGCTCTTGAGCTGCTTCTTCCCGTCCTTGCCCTTGGTGAAGACCTCGACGCCAGACTCCTTGAGCCGGCCGCTGTTCTTCACCACCGCGCCCATCAGACCCTCGAGCGCCGTCGCCGCCATGTTCGCGTCGTTGAAGCCGCGGTTGACAATCTGCATGGCGGAGCCGAGGTCGGCCATCCCCTGCACCCCGGTGCCGCCGGCGAACTGGGCCATCTGCGGCGCCAGCTGCGCCATCAGCCCGGCCATGTCGCGCAGCTCGACGGAGCCGACCTTGCCCTCGTGGGTGAGGATCGAGAACGCCTTCTCGAAGTTGGCTGGGTCGATCTTCAGGTTCTGCTGCAGCGCCGCCGCCGAGGCCGCGATGTCCTCTGCGCTGGCGCCGGTGGCAACGGCTACGCGCGCGAACAGCTCCATCGACTGCGCGGCGGTCTTGCCGTCGCCGGTGAGCTGCACGAACTTGGTCTGAGCGGCGAGCACCTGGTCGCGCGCCAGCCCGGTCGCCTTCGACGCCTTGAGGACGCTGTTGCGGTAGGCGTCGATCGGGCCGAGCGTCCCCTGCGCCTGGATCTGCAGGCGGGTGAGCGAGCGCTCGAAGTCGAGCGTGGCCTTGGCCTGCTCGGCGATGAGGTCCACGCCGCCCGCGACGCCAGCCACGCCGAGCCCAGTGGTGAGCGCGCGCCCGAAGCCCTTCGCGAGCCCGCCCAAGCCGCGCCCGAAGCCCTTGCCGAGGCCCTTACCAAATGAGCCCCAGCGCTTCTGCATGTCCTTGAGCTGCGCGGCGAACGTCCGATCGTTCGCGGACAGCTCGATGCGGGCTTGCTTGGTGCGGGCCATCTACCGTGGTCGTCGTCGCCGGACGATCCTCTTGGTGGTTACTCGCCTGCCGCTGCCGCTCGGTGGACGCCGGTCTCCTCGGTCTCGATCGGCAAGGGCGCTCGCTCGTCGGAACCAGAAGTCGAGGAGCTCAAGCTCAGTGAGGTCGCATGCCGGTCGACCAAAGAAAGCAGCCAGCTCCTGGGCCAGCCGGACACGAGTACCCTCCAGTGGGTCTCGGCCTTTTTTTTTGCGGCCTCGAGGAACTCCTCGAGCAGCTCCGAGGGCAGTTCCTCCGGGCGCGGATCGAGCGCCTGGCGCGCGTCGGTGTACAGGGCGCCGAGCGCATGCAGCTCGTCGGTGGTGATCGCCCCCTCGAGATCGTCGGCGGACGCGAACAGGCGCGCCGCGTCCGGGCGGTCGGTCTCATACAGCGCGCGAGCTAGCGTCTGCTTGGTGACGTGGAACCCGATGAGGTCGAGGTGGTTCGGGCCCGGCTTGCCGTCGTCGATGCCGATCGCGCGCACGGCCTCGAGCGCCGCCACCTCGGACTCGGCCTGCTCGGCGGCCGACAGCACCTGGATCGCGATCTCGATGTCGGTGCCCGGGAAGCGCACCTTGCGGCGCAGCGTGCGCGCCGCGCGCAGCCGCGCCGCGAGCCCGTCCGGCGCGAGTGCCGCGCGCCCAGACTCCGCCTGCTGGGCGGCGCGACTCGCGATCTGTTCTCGCTTCGACACGACGAGCGGCTCAGCTCTCGGGGAAGTGGTCCAGGGCCATGATCGACACCTTCAAGGTGGTGTCGCCGTCGGCGTTCCCGCTCTTGGAGATGTCGTTGATGCGGCAGTCGCGCAGCTGGAAGCGCTGACCGGCCTCGCCGTCGTCGTACGTGATCCGGAAGACCACGCGCGAACGGCGGAGCTTGTACCAGTCGACCGGCGGCGGCACGACCATGAGCACCGTGAGGTCCGCGCCGATCTCGGGGACGCCCTCGGTGAAGCCGCGCGCCTTGCGCTGCTTGTTCATGGTCTTGCGCGCCTTGAGGTCCACCGACTCCTTGATCTCGATGTCCTCGATGACGTCGTCCAGCCGGACCGAGCCCGTGCCGGGGATGTCGATCTGGCAGAAGATGCGGTCTACGATCTGATCGGCCATCGCTCGGCTCCTTTACGCAGCCGCCGCTGCCAGCGGTGCCTCGACGAAGAGGCGGAAGGTCGAGTCGAGCTGGTGACAGTTGGGCACCACCGACTCTGGGATCTCGGCGACCTTGCGGGTCGGGGCTTCCGGGTGCGAGTAGACCTGCACCTCGGCGAGGTGGGCCTCGACGTTGTGCAGGTCGCGCACCTCCTGCCCCTTGAGCAGGATCTCGATGGCCGCGGAGCGCAGATCCTTGTCGAGGTCGGCGTCGGCGCCGCGCTCGGGGTCGGACATGATCCGCGCCATCGCGATGTCGATCTGCTTGGCGTAGTACGCCTGGGTCTTGGAGACCGCCAGGTCGCGCAGGGGCTCGAAGGGCAGCGAGTTCTCGGTCGCCTTCGTGGTGACGAGCCGGACGATCTTGACGCCGCCGGTCGGCGTGAGCTGCAGCGCCGTGACGCCGCCGAGGATCGCGGCCTCCAGCTCGCTCGAGATGTAGTTGTCGGCGTCGGCGCAGGGCGGTACCGGGAGCTCGATGTTGTCCCAGTTGCAGTTGGGCTTGCTCTTGGTCTGCACCATCGCCGCGACCGCCGTGGCGTACTCGCCGGGCAGGCCCCAGCCGCCCTCGAACGAGACGATCACCAGCTCCTTGCGGTTGGCGTCGGTGTCGTCGGCCAGGCCGGTCGCCGTCGACAGCGTGCCGGTCTCGCCGAGAAAGACGTGCCGATACTTCTTCACATCGGGCGCCCACGCCTCGTCGAGATGCGCGCCGACGTCGACGACATCCGCCGCGGCGTGGTTCGCCAGGGCGATCGCGCCGTACTCACGCGCGAGCAGGGCAGCGAGCCCATCCTCATAGTCCGCGACGCCGGCGCCGGAGACGCCGTTGGCCACCACGACCGTGGTCCCGGCCACCGGCTGCCCCACCGCCTCGACGACCAGGTCGTCGCCGTTGACGCTCTTGTGGCGGTAGGACAGCGTCGCCACACCGGCGGCCACCGCGCAGGTGACCGGCAGCTCATAGGCGCGCCGGTCGCACACCGCCTTGAAGGCAGCCGCGATCGTCGTCGCGCTGTCCTCGTCGGCGACCAGCACGCGGATCTCGCGGCCGGCGATGCGCACGATCTCCTCGCCGCCCGCCGACGCCGGCCCGGTGAAGGTCACCGTCACGGTGCGCTTGGTGCCACCGGACGGCGCCTCGACCGGAACCAGCCAGAGCGGCGGCGCCGAGCCCCGGACGGGCGCGCCGGCCGCCTTGCGGAAGGTCCTGAACGCCGCGCGCGCGAGCAGCGCGAGCTCCGACCCGGTGCCGGCCGCCAGGTCGGCCTCCGCCTCGTTGCCCACCTGGATCGGGGTGTCGAAGGACGCGACGCCGTCACCCATGGCGATGATCGCCATGCTGCGGTCGAGCGCCGCCAGCTGGCCGCGCGCGCCGGAGGTGTCGTCGAAGTAGTTGAACGTCCCTGGACGGCGGACATCGAGCGGCAGATTGCCGGGCATGGGTCACTCCCCTCCTTCGTCGAACGGGGTCGGGATCGGGTGCAGCGGCGGCGGGCGCCGGCTCGGTTCGGCGGCAGGCTCCTCGACGATCTCGACGAGGTCGCCGGCGGCGAGCCGCTTGCGGATGAAGTGGTTGTAGATGACCTCGACCGGCGTCTCGGGCGAGAACACCCGGAGGCCGCTGTCGATGGCTGTGTTGCTCGGGATCGGCATCCCCGTCCGCCCGGGCGCCGCGCGTACCGTGGTTCGCTTCTTACGCATCGGCCACCGTGATCGCGACGATGTCCGGGTTGGCGGTGTCGCCGTTCTCGACGAAGTGCCGCTCCTCGACGCTGGTGAACGGCCCCACCGGGGTCTTCTCGGCGACGACCTGGAAGCGCATCTCCCAGAGGGAGCGCCACACGGTGAAGTCCTGGCCACCGGGGATGACCTCACTGTCGTCCTGGTGCGCGAGATCGCGCTGCCCCGCGATCAGCTTGTCGCCGTCGACGAGCAGCCGGCGCGCGTCCCAGAGCATCTGGTAGACGCCCGGATCGGTGGTCGGGTCCTCCTCGGTGCGCTCGGTGCCGTAGAGCTGGGCGGTGAGCGAGCCCCAGTGCTGCGACACGAAGACCATCTCGATCCGGATCGTCTCCTCGGCGCGCCGACGATCGATGGTCTTGTACGTCGTGGTCGACGCCCCCGGCGCGATGAGGATGGCCGGCACGCGACCGAGCAGGGCGCGCTTCAGGTCGTCGATCCCCTGCTTGCCGGTCAACTCGCCGTTGTACAGGTCGAGCGCGCGCAGGTATCTGCCAGCCTCGATCGTGAGCGGAGCGAGCCGCGCGACGATGGCCTGGGCGATCAGGATGCGCGGCGCTGTGCTCATCCCTGGTCCCACCCCTGGATGACGAAGCCCTCGATGCGCTCGCGCGCCAGCTCGAGGAAGTCGTCGGCGAAGGCCACGAAGGGGCGAGCCGGGATCACCGAGCTGTGCCCGACCACGCCGCCCTCGTTGTGCACCCCGGACCAGCGGACGGCGGAGGCGGCGGCCAGCGTCGCGCCGCGCGCGCCGGTGCGCACGCTGGTGGGTAGGGTGCCCAGGGTGCCGGCCATCCTGGTGCGGGTCTCGCGCAGCGGGCCGACCATGCGGCGCCGGCGGCGCTCGCGCGTCACCTTGAACGACGCCCGCTTCTCGGCGCGCCGCCGCGTGCTGGGCGCGCGAGCGGGCCACGCCTGCTTGGTCTCGGGGTCCTGCTCTCGATCGGCCGCCAGCTGCAGGCTCGCCGCGAGCGGCTTGCGCAGCTGGCGGAAGACAGTGCGCAGCTCGCGCCGACGACGCTCCATGAGCAGCAGGCCGCGCGTGACGCCGCCGTCGTGGAACTTCACCCGGAAGAAGGCAGGACCCGTCACGAAAATCCCTCCAGCTTCTTGCGCGAGACCGCCTTGCTGGTCGGGCGCTCGCTCTGCCGATCGACGACCAGGGACGACTTGGTCAGCGGCGCGGCGGTGCCGAAGGTGATCTGCCCGGTCGCGATGTCGCGCAGCGCCTTCGCGCGCTCCTCGTGCGCCATCTGGTCGTAGTCGGTGACCATGTCCTTGCGGCGCTTGAGGATGAAGATGGCCTCCTCGGCGGCGAGCTGCGCGACCGAGGCAGGGACGATCTCGTCGGCCAGCGGGACGGCGAAGCGCTTGCCGAGCTCCGCGTCCATCCACACCTGCGCAGCGATGAGCGCGGCCTCGACCGCCTCGTCGTTGTCCTCGGTCAGCTGCCGGAAGCGCTCCGCGCCGCCGGCGGCCAACTCGAGAGCGGATGTGGTCGCGTAGGGCATCAGCGCTCTTCTTCGTGACCCTCGCTGTCGTCGTCACCTGCGGCGCCGGCGCGAATCGCCTCGATCAGCTCCGCCTTGTGCAGCTTGCCGACGTCGTGAAGCCCGGCCTCGCGCGCTGCGCTGCGCAGCTGCGGCACCGTCATCGCCTCGAGCCCGTCACCGACCTCGTGATCGGTCTGCTCGATCTCGAGCACGTCGTCGCCCTGCAGCTTCTTGAGCTGCTCGGCGCTCACGTCGTGCGTCGACCAGTCTCGACCGAAGTCGATGCCAGCTCGCCGGTGTTCCAGCACGCCTGGCCTATTGCGAACACGTACCCTCATCGGAACTCCCTCCGGTCATCGCGTAGGGGCGGCGGGACTTCACTCGGGCGTTCCCGCCGCCCTGCGTGCCCGAGCACGCTTTCTAAGCCCGTCGATTAGCCGTCGGAACCGAAGACGGTCTGCCAGAGCCCGTAGCCGACGCCGAAGGTGGCGTCCGCGCCGAACTCGAAGCTCTTCTTGGAGAAGAAGAGGTCGTTGCCGTTCTCGCGGAACGTCGGGTCGCGGCGGATCTGCAGGATGACCGGCATCGCGCCCTGCGTGGTGTCGATCAGGAACCACTCGTTGCCGGTGATGTACTTGGACATGATCGGCTGGACGAGCCCGAAGTTTGGGTTGGTCGCGCCGCCCGAGAGGAACGGCGTCTGCAGCACCTTGCGGACGTTGTTCCAGATCGCCGGACCGTGCAGCAGGGCCGTCGGCCGGATGCCGAGCGGCTTGCCGTTCTTGTCCTTGAACTCGAGCATCGCCGTGTATCCGGTGACCAGCGCCGCGCCGGCGTCGTCGAAGGCGTCGGAGGACACGTTGTCCTGCGAGTCGTCGCTCGACGTCTCCGCCTTGTGGTCGGTGTCGAACAGATACTGGCCATCGTAGGTGAGCCCACGAGTGCCAGCGAACCCGTCCAGGTAGAAGCCGATGACCTCTTCCTCCATCGCGTCCAGGCCCTTCTGGGCCAGGTCGCGGATGCGCGGCGCCACGATGCCGAGCTTGTCGTCGTCCAGGTCGTCTCGCTCGACCTCGATGCCGTTGGCCCAGTCCTCGTTCTCGATGATCTGGCTCTGCGCGCGCAGCTTCGCGATCTCGCGCTCGCCGACCCACTTCTTCATCGTCGGCACGGCGCCGAGCCACTTGTACTTCATCAGCGGCGCGTCCATGCGGATCACGGTGGAGACCTGCTCGGCGACGCGCGGAGCTTCCGCCAGCGCGTTGTTGAACAGGGTGTTGAGGTCGAAGTAGACGTCCGAGAACTTCGCTCGGTCGAGGATGCCGTTGCCCATGATCAGCTCGCCCCCGAGATGGTGGTGTAGGTGGTGGCGAAGGTGGCGACCCAGACGCCGCGCCCGTCGCTGTCCAGCTCCTCGGCGATGCCAGCCACGACGTTCTGCGCCGCGCCGGTCGCCTGCGTGACCGTGTGGTCGTCCTTTACGTAGACCGGCCGGCCCATGTCGGCCTGGATGACGTCGTTGGTCGCGGCGTCGTTGTCCCAGAGGAACACGCCCGTCGAGACCTCGACCGTCGCGCCGCCGTCGCCGCCGTTGGTGTTGTCGACGGCGTGCTCGGCGCGACCCTTGACGATCAGGTTGGCCGTGTCACTGGCCGGCACCGCGTAGCCGTTCGCGTCGACCGCGACCAGGGCGCCGGCGTAGATGATGGCGTCGTCCTTGACCTTGAGGACGATCTTCCGCTCCTTGTACCGATGGGGGGTGTCCCTGTCTGCGCTGAGCGCCATGGCTCACGCTCCCTTCTTCGCTGGAATGGAGCCGAGCCCCTGCCAGCGATCTGGGGCGTGCTCGTAGGACTTCTCGCTCAGGCCCAGCCGCGCCATGCGCGCGCGCCGCTCCTCGTCGAAGGCGATGACGCCGGTGCCGAGCGCCGGCGGCTGCTTGCTGTCCACCTGTCGCGGCGTGCCGCCCAGGTGGAAGATGCCGGCGGGGATCTCGCTGGCGGTCTTCTCGAACGCCTCGAGCCCCTGGCTCTTCGCGACGCCGCGCAGCCAGACCTCGGTCGCTGAGTCGGCCATCGCCAGCGCGCCCTTGGCCTTCAGCTCGCGGATGCGCTGCTCGACCTTCTCGTCGCGCACGCGCTCGCTCTCGACGGCGATCCGGCGCTGCTCTTCGGCGAGCTTCGCCTGCGTGGCCTCGAGACGTTCGCGCGCCGCCGCGCCCTCCGCCTCGCGTGACTCGACACGAGCCACGACCTCATCGTCGCTTGCGCCCTCGGCGAGCCCGAGCTTCGCCTTGAGCTCCTTGGTGAACCCCATCGGGGCCTCCTTGGCTGGCGCCGGGTTCACCGGCTGGTTGACGGCCGCCGTCCAGGCGGACCGAATCGCATCGATGCCCGTGCCGACCACGGCGGGCACGTTGACGCTCGAGGTCTCGACAAGCTCGGCGGCGGTGAACTCCCACTCGACGATCGTGCCGTCCTCCAGCTCGTCGCCCGGCCAGTGCTTCGGCCAGTCCTCGATCTCCTCGCCGCTGTGCGCGTAGACGATAGGCCCGGTCGGGCGCCAGCCGATCGAGAAGCGATCGATCGTGCCGTCGAGCGCACCCTGCACCGCCCACGGGGTGGTGAGGCGGATGCGCTGCACGATGCTGCGCACACCGCCGTCGCCCTTCTCGAGCTTGGACTCGACGATCGTCCCGCCGCGGTCGGCCTGGCTTCGCTGCGCGTGATCGCGCAGAAACGGGGTGCTCTTGCCACTCTTGGCCAGCGGCCCCATCGCGCCGTTGCGGAAGCGGATGAAGTTGCGGTTGGGCAGCTCGCCGGCCTTGGCGCCCTGCAGGAACATCGGCCCCTCGAGCTCCAGCTCGATGTGTTCGCCGGAGCGGCTGCGCTCGATGAGCGCCTTGCGCTCGCTCGCGTCGATCGCCTTGCCCTCGGCGGTAAAGAGGGCGAACGGCGCGAGGTGCGGCTCGCGCGCGTCGGCGACGAACGAGACCTGCGCGCGCTCACGGGGCATCGGGGCCCTCCCCGTCGTCGGCCGGCAGCTTCGCGCCGAGCGGCTTGGCCGCGTCCTCGTCCTTGGCTGGCAGGCGGAAGCCCAACTCGTCGCGCAGCTGCGACACGTCGAGCAGCGCGCCCATCTCGTTGACCAGCCGGCTGGCGACCTTGGTCAGGGTGTCGGGGTCCAGTTCGTGGACCACCCGGATCTTCAGGCGCGGCGGCTTGGCGCCCTCCATCCCGTTGAAGCGCACGAACGGCAGGGACACGTGGCGACGAAAGACCGCCTCGAGCCGGCGCGCGTCGGCACCCTCCAGCGTGAAGGCACGATCCTGGTGCACGCGACCGAGCGCGAAGGAGCCCGGTCCGCCGGTCTCGGTGTTCAGCGTCGCGCCGTTGACCAGCTTGGACATCTCCGCGTTGCACAGCTCGATGATCGCGGGGTGCACCGCCTGCGCGTCGCCGCCGGCCTGCGGGGTGTTCTCGATGACGATCTTGGTCGCCGCGGAGAGCACCGCCTGGCCACCCTCGCCGATGTCCTCGACGGCCGTCTCGAGCGCCGCGCGCGCCTCGGCGCCGGCGTTCTCCTCGTACACGCCGATCACGTGAGGGATGCCGAACTTCTCGGCGAAGATGACCCAGTCGCGCACCGACATGCGCTTGAACAGCGACCACCAGGTGGCCGTGCGCAGCAGCGCCGAGCGCGCCAGCAGCGCGCCGCGCCGGCGCGACACCACCCACTTGCCGGCCTGCAGC